CTTTCTGCCGCTTTTTGTTGAACTCGCCCTTTAAACAAGCCGCCAGCTTTTTCGCCAACATATTCGCCGACAAGTGCGCCTTTTGGCCCAGCAATCGCCGCTCCCGCAGATGCGCCAGCAGCAGGGAATTTCTCCGAAAGCCGCTCAATTCGCTTGCCTTGCAATGCCGCGCCTTCATAACCATGCTGCGGCACAAGTTGCCCAGCATAATTTAATTTATGAAAAGCTTGCACTTCTTCTGGCGGGAATGCGTGACGAATTTTTTGGTCTAAAGCATTTAGCCGTTTATTCGCAGAATTGGCATTCCATTCCCCGGCTTTGCCGCCGCCAGCGGATTGAATGTCCCGCGCCAAAGCACCAGACATTTCATTTTTTGTGGCCTGAGCAGATACCCGAACTTCTTCTGGTACGGAAATAATTTCATTTCCAATTTTAATAAAACCTTTAGAAATCTGGTCTGCGGTATCGTAAATATGCCGCCATTGGTCAAATGGCATACTGTTAAGCTTTTGCGGGATGGTTTCAAATGCCGCGCCAGTTTGAACGCCATTAGGGTCAATTTCGCCAAAAATTGTTTTAATGCCTTTGGACTCAAACAAAGATTTTTCCGCTTTGTGCATCCGGTCTGCCGCTTTGTAAAGGTCACCGCCGCCTGCTGCTGCAACGTCTTTATCAATTGCTTGATTAATTTGCCGGATTACATTTGCATTGTCTTTTGTCCAATTTGAATTTAAAGATTTGCGAACTGCGTCCCAGGCGGAAATAGAATTTGCTGGATGAAAATTTCCAAATTCATCTTCAAAGCCAGTAGTTTTTGCAAGATTAATTAAATCTTCCGCTGCCCTTGCAACATTTTCATTTCCTTTAAGGCCAAGACCAGCCCTAAATTGTTTATTGGAAAGCAAATTGTCAACGTGGCTAGTGTTAATTGGATTGTCTCCAACTTGAGCTTTGGCTTGCGTGTAAAGGTCATTTTTTTGTTGTTTGAACCAACCGCTTAAACCATCATCGCCGGTAAACGAATCATTAATTAGCTGACCGCGCTCATAATCATTAGCAAAGTTTTGATTTGCGCCAGAACGATTTACTCGTTCTTGAGCATAATTAGACAACGCGACTTGTTCCCGCGCCATCTGGCCTTTCATAACTTGGCCTTCAGGAGTCGGAGATTTTGCAATAGCCGCCTCATTACGAAGCGTATCTTCGTTGCCGGTAAGTACGCCCTGACGAATGCCGCCAGTTTCTTCGCCAAACACATCTTTTGCAATTTCTCGACGCACATTTTGCTCTACAGGATGAGCGTCTGCGCGAGTTTTTGAAAGCTTTATAGTTGGATATGCGCCACGCGAAGTTTCTTCCCCGCTGATTTGCCCGCCATATGGGTTAAATTCAGATTTTGCTGCGCCAACGCCAGAAAGTTTTGGCTCTTGCAAAACTGGCTCAACCTTAGTAGATGGCGGCGCAGTTTTAATTTGTTTTGGCAAAGTGCCAGCAATTTGCTCGCTAGTTACTTTTGCGTTAGGATGCAAAATAGGAAGGCCCATTGCGCCCTCAAGTTTGCTTGCTTCAAATGCTTTGCTAACCTGCCCCATAACATCTTGCGAAGTTGGGGACTGCGGTTGATAAGCAATGTTTTTGCCGGTCAATTGTTCGCTAACAAGACCAAGCGGCGAAGTGGCAACAGCAAGCGGCACTTCCACAAGTGGCGCAACAAATTTGCTAATAAACGATTCATTCAAATGCCGTCTTTTATCTGCTTCTGCTGCTTGACGGCGAACTTGTTCATCATAAGCTTTGGCCTCTGGGCTGCCAGGAACGGATTGAGCAGAATAAAGCGCTGGATTCCTTGGCGCAGGCGCAGCCGCCGGAGTATTTGCAAGACTTGCTTCAAATTTAGAATAATCAAATTGTACTGGCGCAGAGCCAGCGTCAGAAACTGTACCGCCCAATGATTTGATTTGATTATTAAGTGCTTCAAGGTCTTTGCTAGCCCTAATTCTATCTTCAGGGTCTAAACCATTTATGCGGGCAAGCAAAGCAGGACGTTCTGACTCAAGAACTTGCAAACGTTCATCTGTTTTATTTTTTGCTTTTGGAAAATTTGCCGGAGATGAAACGGTCGCATTTTTAGGCAATGGCTTTATGCCTGCTGATGAATGCAGGCTATTTTCGAAATCATCAAAACTGAGAATATCGCCAGCCATTGTTATTCACCATTGGCAAGGTTAATAATTGTTTTTACTTTTAGCTTAAGTTTGTTTATTTCTTCAGTACTCATGCCTTTAGTAATTCTTTTTATTTCTTCTTTGTCATTGTTTGCGGTTGCATCATAAAGACGCAAAGCTTTTATGTCTGCAATAGAATTCCATTTGTTTTTAAATTCGCGGGCATAAACCAAATTTTCTGGATGTTTATTAGACCCGTTTTCAACACCTTGACTAAACAAATATGCGCCAGTTGCCAATGCGCGGTTTGTTCTGGCAATGTTTTTCAAAGATTCTGCGGTGTAATTCGTTTGCCCAGAAACGGATTGCGCCATTTCCCTTGCGGCATTTGTGCTGCCATAGCCAGGACTTTGAGCAATAAGAGCCGCCTGCTGGTCAAGATAATGTCCCAACTCATTAAAATAAGTTGCTTTATCGCCCGTCCAAGGAACCGGAGCAAAACCACCAGCAAGATTAGCCAAAACGCTTGCACCTGCGCCGGTTGTTGCTTTGCCAGCCAAATCAATAATTTGATTGTTGTTGTGCAACTGGGTTTGATAAGTCCCAGCATAGTCCAATGCGCTTGAACGAATCTTTTTAGATTCTGCAAACATTTCGGGAGTCACGCCAACCGGCAAACGAACAGGCGCTTCTGCCGCAGGCGGCGTTCTCGGCTGCGTTCGCGGTTGTTGTGCATTGCCGCCGCCTGCTTGCGGATTAGGTTGCGGAGATGGCTGCGGAGTCGAAACGCCTGCCGCAATAACTTTTTCGCCGATAAGATTGCCTCGGTCATCATAAACATTGGCAAGCGGTCTGCCATAAACATCCGTTCTTCCGTTTGGCACTTCTTTTTGCGCTGGCCCAAGCTTTCTTTCAATAAATGAGCCGCTTTTAGTGTCAACAGTTGGCATTTGACCGCCAACGGAAGGCGTAGTGGTAACAAACTTAGTTCCTGCCCCAGTATCAACTGCGGAAACGGCGGGGGCAAAAGTGCCAGGGGACATAAAGGTTTCAGCAAGACGAATTGCCATTCCTGGCACTTGGTCGCTAGGCTGCGCTTTGGAATAAAGCTTTTCCAAAGAATCAATATATTCTTGCATCCCCTTAGATTTAGGGAATTCCTCTTTAAGTTGTTTTAGGTCTTGAATGTAAACGTTAGGGTTTTTTTCGCCCATGCGCCCACGAAGTTGCAAGCGATTTGCTACAACGTTACGTTCATCGGTACTAAGTTTAAGTGCAGCTTGTTCGTTTGTAGTTTGTGCCGTGCTGAGTTCCGTAAACCCTTTTAAAAACTCTTTACCTGTTCTTGGGGCATACATTGGGACAAGCTTGTTTAGCTTTGCAAGGTCAGGCTTGCCGTCTTTGTCTTGCCACAGTTCTGGGCTTTGCATAAGCGCAGAAAGATTTTTTTGCTCATCAAATTCAAGTTGCTTTGTCTCAGTAGTCATCTGAGCTTGCTTAACTTTAAGCAAGGCTTCTTCTGCGGCAGACTTTGCGCTAGAACTTTGTGCTTTCCCCGCTTCAATAGCGTAAGGCAGCAGTTCTTTGGCTTTCTGAAATTCCTGAATATTGGATGCGAAATTAAGCATCTGACCAAGATTGGTCAAAGTATCTGGCTGTTTAACGCCCAGCGCAATCTCAGGTTTTATATTGATGTCAGCCATGATTGTCCTTATTACGGGCCTGTATAGTATTCGCTGCCATATCCAGATTGACTATTAGCCCAATCATTCAAACTTTGAGCGGGATTATATGCTGGAGATTGCGAGCCTTTAAGCATCTGACTAAGTGCATAACTACTGCCTGCTCCTTGCAAGCCGCCGCTAATTGCATTAGCCGCGCCAATTTGCCCCGCCGCTTGCGCCGCTGCACCGCCAGTAATCAGGCCAGTTTGATTATTTGCGTAGTTTTGTGCGGCTTGGTTTGCTTGTTGCTGCGAAGCTTGACCAATTCCCGCAATACCTGCCAGCGTGTTATAAATATTGCCACGCTGAGTTTGATAACGATTGAATGCGTTACTGTATTCTTGACTAGCCGCGCCTTGAGCAAAGTTCTGCAAGCCAGTAAGCGCATTGCCGCCAGTTAAGCCGCCAAGTTGGTTGGCCTGGTTTTGAGCCGCCGCCATGCCTTGCTGCAAACGCCATTGATAACCCGGGTCAAGATTGTTTTGGAAGTCTTGAGCGTTAAATTGATGCGTCAGGTAATCCGAGCCGGCAGCGGTTCCGGTCGGCTGGCCTTGCTCGTTATAAGTCGTATATTGACCCGGCAACATGGAACGAATGGCATTAAAAGATTCATAACCCGCTCCGCGCCCCGCCGCTTGCTGGGCATTGATCTTGTCAAACATTGCCTTTTGCTGGTCAGCAGCATATTTGGCAGCATCCGCTTGCGTTCTTGCCGCACTTGATGCCGCGCCAGATTGCATTGCGCCGCCAAGCAGCGATCCACCTGCGGCAATAAGCGCAGAAGTCGGGTCATTTTTTTCACCATAAGCCGCGCCGCCAAATGGGTCACCAATAGGATTATCCAGCGCATAAGCGCGATTTTGCGCTTTGGTTAGGTAATGTTTACGCATATTTGCTCCGGTCGCATCTTAATAGAATTCTACCGCTATCCCTGCCAATTTCTACAAAATTCAAACGTTTGCAGAACTTTAATCCAGCAGGGTTATTTGCCATAACTGAAGTTTCTGCAAAGCCATAATTGGTAATGGCATCTCTTAATGGCTTGCGGATATGCCGCAAAATTGAACTTTTGGCTTTCTTCCCGTACCCAATATGCAGTTCGTTGCCTTTCTGCATTACTGCGCCAATAACTTCGCCGTTTTCGGTCAGCGGGATAAAAGCCCAATCTTTTAAAGCATCTTTAAATTGCTCAAAACTACAGCCAATCCGTTTGTTAACAGATTGATACACCATTTGCATGGCTTGTTCTGTCACAGATTGACCTTTTGCAAAGTAACAACAAGCCCCGGAGACGCTGGACTTGTAAACGGCGTAGTAATCGCTGGCAATGCTTGAATAGACATTTGAGTTGAGTTCGTTGACCACCAAAACTCAATGTAATCACCTGCCGTCATCGTCAAATAAAAATTTGCGGCAACAACAAAAAACCCTGGCTGACCACCATGCGTCCCCACCACAGAAAACACACTAGCGGTATTAGGAACGTCAACGCCATTTTGTCTAATCCAAATATCAGCGTCATGCGCTGCGGTATCTGTATTTAATACCTGTGCGCTAAATTGAACGTTGTAAACGCCGTCTTGCTGAACATGGATACCGTCCCCGGGCGTGAAATATATTTGATTGGCAACGGTCGTTGTGTCTAACGACAATCGAAAAGGCGTATTAATTGCCGAAACTGTTTGATTGGTTGTCGCAATAAAAGAACCGTAAACAGGTTGCCTACCCAATGCCAACAAATACATTAACCATTCACGGCTAGGGCGATTGGTTGTTATATCTAAAAACGGACTTTTAGGTACAGCAAGGTCATTGATAGAAATCATCAGTTGTCGCCCAAAGATGCTTTTAGGTTTGCCGACACAATGACAGCTTTAACCGGGTCAGTAACAACAACCTCAAAAATCCTATCCCGCGACCAACCAAGCCTTCGCCAAATCACGCGGTTTTTGTATTTGCCTTGCTGACCAATGCCTGACCAATGCTCATTAGACCAAGTGCTGCCACCATCATTAGACCAGCGCAGCATGGCTTTGGGATTAACATTAGACGTAGCCGTGCCTGACGTACCAGCAATCGCCAAACCTGCTTTAGCTACGCCAGCAATTGCGCTGGTCGCAAAGTTTTGGCTAACCCCAGACAAGCCAACGCCAGGCTGAAACTGTATTTGCAGTTCCTCAAAATACTGACGTTGCAAGTCAGTAGTGATATGCGGGCAACGGCGAAGGCGGCGAATTTCACCGCCGTTATCGGTGTAATTCTCACGGTCAACCATGTACAGATTGCCGTTCTGCCAGTCCCCCACTACGTTAATGCCTTGGAACAGCGCAGAGCAATTTCCACGATGGCGGTGATAAGTATTTGTGCTATCAACCCAAAGCCATTTATGCCAAAGACCCGTTGAAGTATCAAATACCCAAGTCAAATCTAAAGTAGGGAAATTGATTACATACCATTCATGTCCTTCAGACTGCATAGTCCATGCAATCGCGTCTTCAATATATTGATTGGTTAGCGAGTTTTCGACGGCATGGGTGGAAATACGTTTAGGCGTATAGCCTTCCATAATTACCACTTGTCCCTGACCGCGCTCGTTGCGTGACAGATAGCAGAACGAATTGCCAACCCGCGCCATAGAGAACTGCGCGACGATACCGTGCTGGGTTGAAGTGCCAGGGATGCGCTGGAATGGGAACGGGAAAGACCCAGTATCTACCCAGACTTCTGACGATTTTTCGCCCAGAAGATACACTTCTCGATGGTCAACAATCAGAGAGATAAGGTTATCCGGCGCACCATCTTTTGATGAAAACGAAAGCTGCGTACTAATCGGAGAAAGGGCATTAGACGAACCCCATTGCTGCGTTCCTGGTCGATTGTAGACAAAATAGTTGTCCACAATATCAACCGTATTTGCGCCACTAAATGCACCATCAGACGTAGGCATAACGGTAAAGTTCAGCATATACATGGTTTGGCTACCAATGTATTGCCCAGAACTTACGGTATAAGTACCAACGCCGCCCGTGCCGGTTCCAAGTGCCGTAATAATCGTATTAGCGGCAATGCCAGTTCCAACAACCGTCTGCCCCAAATAAAGCGTACCGCTTGCGACAGCAGTAACGCTCATTGTCTGATTTGCGTTCTGGTAAGTAAGGCCGGTCGGAGTGCCAGCAGTAGTCGTTACACCAGTTCCGGTTGCCGTAGTTGACAACGTGAACGTGGTAGAACCATTTGTTGCGATAATGTAATAAGTAGTCGGATTCGTGTAGCCAGTAATTGAACCCGTGCCGCCAAACGTTCCGCTAATGCGAACAGTTTGCCCAACAACCAGCGGATAAGTGGTCGCTGTGCAAGAAAATTGTCCTGCCGTGCCGGTGATAACAACGCCGGAAAGCGTCTGCCCCATCGTTGCAGTAACAACTGCCCCGGCAAGCGTTCCCGTTATTTGCTGACTAGCAACAGTTTGCGAATTATTGACTGTATACGTGCCAGCACCGCCTGTACCCGTACCAAGAGCCGTGATAATCGTTGCATTTGTAATCCCCACTCCATAAATTGCTTGGCCTACACCAATAGACCCGCTGTTTACAGACGAAACCGTAAGTGTTGTGCCGCTTAGCGAGCCGGTGAAAACAGACGAAGCAGGGCTACCAATTCGCCAAGTGTAACGATAAGCACCGTCAACAATATAGACATTGATGCCATTGTCAGTAATCCCCACTCGCCCAGAAGTTGAATACAAAACGCCAATAATGTTTGCGCTGAAGTCTTTATTAACAACGTAAACATAAGGGCCAGATACAGCAATCATTTGCTGACCGCCAGATACAACGCGCAGCCCGCGAACTTCTTGTGCTGCTGGCAATGCAGTTTTGAGCGTTAAGCCGGGCGTAGGGTAAAGCGAAACAACGCCGCGCTCGCCTTGGGCTTTATTTGGGTCTGTTTCCGCAAACCAATTGATAAGCTCTTGGGCATCTTGGTAGATGCTTGGAGCCGTATAGCTTGGGCCTACAAAACCAAAATCAGCCATGATTGATTTATTAAATTAAGAAGTTGCGCCTTTGATGATGGCGAAATTAAGTATAAGAGAATCAGATAAATTGGCTGCAGAAATATTTGTTACATTAATTATTGCTGCGCCATTAACAACGCCTGTAATATGAACGCGATAATTTGCCGTATTTGTTGATGGATTTATAACAATCAAATCTGACGCCAAAATTAGTGAATTATTCAAACTAAATGCTACGCTTGACCCGGCGGTTAACGTAGCGTTGTTCATCGTAATCTGACCAGCCGCAGTATTTAACGTAACCGCAGTGGATTTACTTGTTAGCTGCGTTACCGTTCCACCAGAGCCTGTTACATAACCAACGCCGCCCGCGCCAGCAGAAGTAAGACTGCCCGGTGCTCCGGCAATACCATTAGTGCCATCAATAATGATTGCCATGATTAACCCTCTACCAGAATGTTAATTGAACCGGCGTCGAAGGTATCCGTGCCGTTGACGGTAGTAATGCGAACAGCTGTAAGAATTGCCCCCAAAGAAATTGAGCCGGTACTGCTGGTTATACGCGTACCATTAGTTTCACCTAATTGTCCAATTTGCGCCCAAGCATTGCCAGTAATATTTGCGACGAATATTTGGCCGGAAACCGTAGCAGTTCCTGCCGACGGAACGGAAGAAATAAATCCTGTTGATGCCGCGGCCGTAGCAACAGTTGACGCGCCAAGCGTACTGTAGTTGCTTCCGTAGCCCGTTGTCGTAAATACTGTTGAGCCGGTTCCAAGTTGGATTTGGATATTTGATGTCCCATTCGTACTTACGCCGTTAAACATCACCGTAATGCGTTTTGCCCATGCTGGGATACTAGTAAAGTCAATTGACGTTCCGCTAGTAGACGCAACCGCAGTACTAAGCAGCAAACGCTGAATTGCGCCACGCGAGGAATTGGAATCGGTGTAATACAGCGAACCGTTATATTCCATCGTCCCCGGCGTAGGTGTCACCGCCAGAGTATCCGAACCTAGAGTAAGTGCGCTCATGCTTGTGCCTCTGCTTGTTGTGCTGCCTGAATAGCCGCAATTTCTTCTGGTGTCAGCGGAATTTCTTTTACTTCGCCGGTCTGAACATTAACCTCAATGCGCGTGTATTCCATGATTATTCCCACATAATATTAATCGTTCCAGCGTCAAAAGTATCAACGCCAGTAGTGGTCGTGATGCGAACTCTATCAAGAGTGCCACCTAAAGTAATGTCACCAGCAAAAACGGACATTGAGGTGGCCGACGCTCTTGTTGAGCCACTATTGACCCAAGTGCTGCCCGTTTGCAGATGCAACATGGCCGCGCCAGAAGCCGCCGAAGAAGCGTTAATGCTGCAAATCAAGAACCCGTTAGTTGCACTTGCGGCAGAGCCAAGCGCACCCAAAGTTGACGTATATCCAGTAGTAATCATGCCGCTGCTTGTGCCGACTTGGAGCAGCATATTGTTTGCGCCAGTAGTGGACACCCCAACAGGCATGATAGTAATGCGTTTTGCGTAAGACGGGATATTGTAAAAATCTTGCCCGACAACTGACAAAGCAACAGAAGCAACCGTCTGCGAAGTGCTAACCGTATAAGTACCCGTACCGCCTGTGCCGGAGCCAAATGCAATGATAGAAGTGCCAGCGGTAACGCCTACGCCTGACAAAACCTGACCAATCTGAATAGTTCCAGACGCAACAGCGGTAACGGTCAAAGTTGTGCCAGTAATTGCTCCAGTAAATGCCGTTGCTGCCGTAGATACCACAGCCCCACTAATAAGCGGAGCAAGCGTACCGTTACTCGCAACAAGCGTCTGCGAAGTTGTCCCAGCAACTGCTGGAGCCGCTAGCGTAAAAGTGCCGCTAGTATCGCCAGCAAGGATAATGGATGCCATCTATAGCCCTTAAACAACCGTCCAGCGGGAGCCTGGAGGAACGGTAACTACTACGCCGCTACCCAAAGTAATTGGGCCAGCACTCATGCCGTTATTGCCAGCGGTAATGGTGTAATTCTGGCTGATCGTTTTTACGTTTTCGTAAATACCGCTAGTGGAAAAATACTTGTAGCTAGTGGTATTGCCGGAAGTTACTACGTTACCAGTAATGCCAAAATTGCCAGTAATCGTCAAGCCAGATGGGGCATTAACCGTTCCGCTAAGAACAAGCTTGCTAATCGTTACATTTTGGCTCGCGTCAATCGTAACTGCATTAATCCCGCCAGTTTGCAGCGCAAGCGTAGACGAATTAAGAATACCATTTGGCAATACGCCGTTATACGTCAGGTTATTTACATCGTTCAACCAAGACGCATAAATAATCGTCTGGTTGTCAATAAACATTGTAGAAGCCATCTTATCGCCTTATCTAAAGAAGCCGCCGGTAAGAATCCAGCCAGCATCACGCGACCTAGTATTAACCAGCACATCAGAATACATTGCGGTTTTGGCTGGCTTCATGTTGGAACGCTTAAGAGTAGCCTTTGCTTGCGCCGCATATGCAGAAATCATTGCAATTTGCGTTTGATTGCTTTTGCCGTACATTGGCATAAGCCGTTCAGCCAAGCACCACCGCATCGCGTTTACATAGCCTTGCGGCATCAGAATTTCATCGTATTGCGTAGTAAATCGCGGGAAAAGCGTTTCTGCAAACATATGCATTTCGCCTTGTGATGGATTCGGCCACACAAACAAATTGCCCAAAGTCTGACCTGGATTGTAGTAAAGGGCTTTAGGCCACGGGCCGTTCAGCGTCTTTAGGCCAATCATTTCGTAAGCTTCAAGCTCAAGCACAGCGACAGGGTAATCAAGGCCGCCATTGTTGATTGGCTGGCCGTTACTGTTCGTATTAACCCGCACAAAAGCCGTGTCAATGTTCAATGGCTTCTGATAATAAGCATTGATGGAAGTAGATGCGACCGTTTGCGGGATGTTGACCGTATACGTTCCAGCTTCGTTGATGTTGCCGCCAGAGCCGCCAATAAACGCAACAATCTGAGTTCCGGGCGCAATCCCCGTTCCTGCCAGCGTCTGGTTTAGAGCAATTGCGCCGGAATCAATATTAGTAACGGTCAGAATATTGCCAGCGATTGAGCCGGTAAAGTTTGCGCCAATATCCCCGCCTGGGCCAATCGTGTATTGGGTTTGCCCCGCGGTAAGCGTGAAGATGATTTCCGTTACGTTATATACCATCATCGATTCGTTAGACCATTGGTCTAGCATATCGTTGAGCATATCAAACGCATCAACAGCCGCATCAGCGGTCGGGACTTCACCTGCTTCCAGCGCACCAATGTCTTTTAGTGCGCGGCTAATAATATCTATTGGCTGCGTCATAGTCCCACCGCAAAGGTTTCAGGGCCAAGCCATGGCGCACGAATTGGCTGCACATTGGCTTGCAATACCTGCATTTGTTCCTCTAGCCGTGATTTTATTGCGCTAACAAAGTCTTGGCTAGAATCATTTTCAATCATGAAAACTACCTGATTTTCTGACAATTCAGGGTAAATCTTGATTGGGTTGCTAAAAGCATAATAGCCTTCTGTATCAACAGAAAGATTGCCGTTTTTTAGTTTCAGGTAATAGCGAACCTGAACCAGATTGTTTTCATGGTCGCTATAAATATCCAGAATTCGCCATTCATAGGTCATAGCACCACCCATCTGGAGCCGCTAGGAACCGTAACCGTTTGCCCAGAAGCAATCGTTATCGGGCCAGCCGAAGTGCCGCAATAACCGCTTGGAATTGAATAGCTAGCTGCCACGGTTTTGCTGTTAATGACAATGCCGTTAGATGCCGAGACAACCGGAGCCGTTACCGTATTAGATGCAAAAGTAAACGATGAAGTATTAGCAAATGCGCTAGTGCCATTGCCGTAAGGAATATTCCCCGCCGTTAGCGAAGTCAAGCCCGTGCCGCCGTTGCTGACAACCAACGTTCCCGCCAATGTTACCGCGCCGCTAGTAGCAGAGCTTGGAGTAAGGCCAGTTGTTCCTGCGCTAAACGTAGTAACGCCGCCGCCGCCGCCTGTACTTGGTTGCCAGGACGGAAGCCCGCCCGACATGGTAAGGACATAAGCATTAGTACCTGCGGCAAGCATGGCCGTAGTTCCAGATGCCGTCTGATAAGGGATAGAACCGCTTGCGCCGCCAGCCACGTTGGTTGCCGTTGTCGCGCTAGTTGCAGAAGTTGCCGTTGCAGCCGTAGCAGCATTGCCGCCAATGCTCAAAGCTGCTGCCGTTCCGGTTAACCCAGTCCCCGCGCCGCTAAACGATGTTGCTGTAAGGGTTCCAGTTGATGGGTTGTATTGCAGCTTAGTGGAACTGACGTTTTCGGCGGTAATATTGCCGGTCGTGGCACTCGTAAACGTCAAATACCGGGTCGCATTCGTCGTTGTATCGTCCGAAATCGTCACCCCAGTAGCTGGCAAAGCAGCCCAAGCCGGAAGGCCAGCCACCATGGTTAGGACGTACCCATTTGTCCCAGCCGCAATAAAATCCGTTGCATTGCTGCCAGTTTGATACGGCAACGAACCTGCCGCCCCGCCATTTAAGTTGTTGGAATAGCCAACAGAAAGGCTGCTTTGATTCGTCCATGTAGGTGAGCCAGTACCGCCAGAAGTGAGAACTTGACCCGTAGTTCCAGCAGCAGTAAAGCTAGTTGTGCCAACAGCAGACTGCCACGGGATTTTACCTGCTGCGCCACCACTTATATTTGTTGCAAACCCAACCGTAAGGCCTGACGGCGCAACCCATGAAGGCGCAGCCCCTGAGTTATTTGTTTGAAGCAAGTAACCTGCCGTTGCAGCCGCAACGAATGCGGTACTGCCCGCCGCCGTTTGGTACGGGATGGCATACGTTGAGCCACCCGCAAGATTAGTTGCCGCCGTTGCCGTGGCTGCGTTACCGCCAATAGACAAGCCAGAAGCCGTGCCGGTGATATTCGTGCCGAAAATCGTCGGAGTGGTGGTGTAACTAGGAGCCGAGCCGCCAACCAAGACACCAGTATTCGAGGCGAGGAAAGACGTTGCGCCCGCCGCCGTTTGATAAGGAATTGCACCAGTAGAACCGCCAGTTAAATTAGTGGAAGTTGTCGCACTTCCCGCCGTTGTTGCAGTTGCAGCATTTCCGGTAATCGAGCCATTAATTGGGTTTGTAACAGTTAGATTTGCCAGCGTACCAACGCCAGTAATGCCGCTGTAGTTGCCAGAAATCAGGCTGCTGGAAATCGTGCCGCTTGTGATTTGGCTAGCCGCAATTGCAATTGCAAGAGTCGCTGCAATGGTAAGCTGGCCTTGAGCATTAACCGAGAAAGTCGCAACCGAGCTTGCAGAGCCATAAGAGCCAGCGGTAACGCCAGTATTGGCAATGCTGAACTGAGTTCCAATAAGCTGTAGGCCAGTCCCGGCGGTGTACGTTGCAATGCCGTTGAACTGAACCCAAGTAATCGGGGTAACGTCAATCGTGCCGCCAGGGTCAGACGTACAAACATAGCCATTGTCTGCTTGCGTAGCGCCTTCCAGCACAAAGCAGAACGAACCTGGGACTTGCTCCCAAGTAGACATATCGCTAGCCCGCGCCCAAACACTAGCGGAAGCAACATAAATACCATTTTGCGCTGCATTAGATTGATTCTTAACCAGCACACGATCGCCAGCAGCAACCGAAATGCCATCAATAGTTTGAGTTCCAGATAGCGTAATGTTTGCCGTTGTCGCAACCAAGCAAGGGGCTTTTACTTTTAGCCCCGCCGCAATCTGGTCAACGTATTGTTTATTGGCAATATCTGCCGGATTAATCGGCCCTGTGCTAATAGTGCCAGTTGTGGTGGCTACATTGGTAAACGTGGCCGTTGCAGGCGTAGTGCCGCCGATAATCGAGCTATCAATTGTGCTGTCAGTAATATGCAGCCCAGATTGATACGGATAAACCGTTGCGTAAAACGGCTGTCCCTGACCAATAAATGTCTGGAAACTCCCGTCCAGACCAAAATAAGCCTGAACAGGGAGCAGGTTTTGTACTGAAGCCTCAGCCGGGTCACTCATTACGATTGGTCAGCCATTGGAGAGACATAAATCGTACCGCTATTGCCAGAACCGGCAATCGTGGTCACGGAAAAGCCTTGCCCAGCACCGCCCGGAGGAACTGCGACGATGAGAGGCGAAGGCATTGCAACACCAAGAACAATGCTAACAGAGGAACTTCCAGCCGCCGGAAGAACTGCTGCTGGTGCGCTTGCTGGAGTAATCGTAATCGCTACTGGGAAGGCATTCGTATTCAGAAAGCCGCAGTAGTTGATTTGATCGTTACCAACAGGCGTAATCGTGACAGCAGTTGACGACGTGGAAGTTACCGCGATAGCCGTTGTCGGGCCGACATAACGATAAACGGTTGTGCCTGCCATGATTACACCACGCTTGCAGGAATTGGCTGATCTTCGCAGTTCTTAACAGTAATCAACATAGTTGCTGCGTTTTGAGTTACCGAACCACCAGTTAGATTAATAAGACGAACAGTAATTACGTTATCGGTATTTGTATAAACGTTACCAATGCCAACGCCAGTAGTCATTGCAGCATCAATCTGAGCCTGAACGAAATCAGCAGCCTTTACGCCAGGAACCGTAATGTTAACTTCGGTGGTAGTAGTGGAAAACGTGGTTTGCGGGAAAATAACCTGCACAATGCTTTGTGCCAATACGTTGCCACGCGACAGAGTGGTTTTGGGCATGATATTCCTTTCAAATCTAATGAGATTTTAGCGATATATACGAAAAAAGGCAGCCTTTTGAGCCGCCTTTTCTCTAATCGCCATTTAGCAATTAAGCAGCGATAAGGCCAAGAGCTTTCAGAGCCTTAACAACATCGCCCACGGTATAAGCGGTCGAGCCAGAGCCGCCGGTAAAGGTGGTGTTGGTATAAACAGCGGTGGTCGAGCCAGCAGCCGAAGTAGTAGTGTTGCCAGCGGCGGTTTGCTGACCAACAGCGGTCACACCAAAGAACGACAGCGGGCCGCCATTCGGAGCAATCGCAGTACCGTCAGTCGAATCACCGTCAATCAGGTAATGCGGCGAAACGGTAACAGCCGGGCCGTTGTTGGTGTAGGTGGTCGGAGTAAGTGCCATGATTAAGTTCCTTTAAATTGGGTTGTCAATTAGGCTGCGACACGGCAAGCGAGTTCCGGATACAGCGGTGCCCAGCCATACAGAACATCAAGACGGGTCGGAATCGAATCGTTGTTGATGGTGTATTGACGGACAACACGCATCGACAGGCCAATTTCCTTATCGCTTGCGCGGCCAGCGAAATGGACACCTTCCGGCAGTTCAAGATCAGCCACCGCCAGCGTAAACGCATTACGGTGCATGATGATGTTCTGCGGCGAAACTGCGCCAGTCTGGTTGAACGGGGTAACAGCGGCGGTCGAGGACGTAGCTGCAACCGAAACGTTCTGGAACTGACCAGCGGTGATGATTGCCGGGGAGACGGTCACCGAAATGCTCGACGAACCCGACACAGCCGAAGTCACCACGAAGTTACGCAGCTTGTTCGAGCCATAAGCCTGACGGTTCTGCGGGTTGACAGCGTACACGTTAGCGATTTGGATAACGTCACCTTGGTTCAGGTTAGCCGTGCCGCCCGAAACAGCCAGAGTAATGGTCGAAGTCTGCGCCCAACCCGAAGTCAGCGAGCCAGTAAAGGTCGAAGTGTTGGTGGTCAGGGTAACGCCAGCATACGAGCCAAATTGCTGCGAAACAACGTTCTGATCCATCTTCCAGTTCATGCCAGCCGAATCGCGACCCATCAGGCCTTTGCGATACTGTTCGCCGATTGCTTCTTGCGGCACGAATAGACCTTTCAGGCTGTCAACGATGGTAGCCGAAGTAAACGGTTCCACGATGCAGCTACGGCGACCGTCACGCGGCGCGCCTTCAGCGTCCAGATACGCACCTGCGGTCAGGTAAGTAATCAGGCCGGTCGGAGGAGTGCCAGCAACGCCAACGATGTTAGCGGTGTTGTTCTTAGCCATCACCATGCCATCGCGGTCAATCTTGTTGGCGATAGCAGCAACGGCGGGCTTTAGCACGCGGTCGGAGAACATATCCAGCGACAGAGCCAGGTCTTGAGTGGTGAACTGGGTATCAACGTGGAACTGGGTGGACAGAGTAACCGGAACGCTCGATTCGTTAAAATCTTCAACGTTCAGAGCCGGGCCAGTCGTACCAATGAAGCGACCCGGACGGCGGACGTTCACGGTGTTACCAATCTTCGCGCCAACAACGGCGAATTGGTCATCATAGTTACGGTCAACTTCCGAAGTGAAGGTGAGTTCGTTCTCCAGCACCATCAGGGCTTCGTTAGTAATCTTGCTAATAGTCAACAGATTGTTAGACATTTTTTATCCTCAAAAAGTAGGGAAATTTATTTACCGAATCTTTCCCGCTTTACGGGCCGCTTTCCATTGTGCATAAGTACCGTGAAACTGACCCTCAGCATTCACAGCAACATCAGGCACGGCAGAAGTAGCCCTTAACGGCGAGATGGGAGCCGGTGCATTTGATTTCGCCGCAACAGTTTTCACTTCTTGCTTTGGCTCTGATTTCTCAAGCCTAGCCTCCAATTTCCCGATTTCTCGCAGAGCTTTGATTGTGGGCATCTCGCCAAGAGACTTAGCGAAATCAGAATTTTCAGCCAAGTAATACAGGACTTGCGGCCCTACATCACTTTCCAGAATTGCATCCCTGACTTCATTGCTTACGGCAACGTCAGACGATGCAACCATGTCTTCAAAATCCGGCAGTTCGGTTTTGGCTTTCGCAACTTTGTCAGCCCAAGCCTTATGTTTTTCGGCTTCTGCTGCTTGTTGCTTTCGCCTTTCCTCTGCTGCGTCCCTATCGCGCAAAGCCTTTTCCGCTGACCATTCAGCCAACGCTCTTGCATATTCAAAAGCGTCTTCAAACTGACTAGGCTGCGGTTCTGCGTTTGCATCCACTTGGGGTGCTGGCGCAGGGTTAGCTTTGCTTTCTAGCTCTCTCAGGCGGCTTTCCAAGGCTTCCCTTGCTTCGCGTTCCTTTCGGGCTTCTTCCCGTGCGGCTTCGCGCTGCTTGGTAATCTCAGAAAATCGCCTTTCGATTTTCGGATTGGGTTTCCGTTCTTCTGTTCCGGTTGCCTCTTTTTGCTCTGCTTCCGGCTCACTCTGCGCTTGTTCCTCAACAACCGGCTCCGTCTTTTCGACAGCCTCGGTCGGAGTATCCGCAGCTAAACCTAGTTTTTGAGCATAAAAATCGGCTGCATTCTCACTTGTTAGTACATTTGCTCCAGACATGGATTACTCCAAGAATTAACCCAATGTTGCCGCATTGGTACGGTTATAGCTATCTTAATACTTTTGGAAATACTGTCAATTATTTTCTTTTTTTTCATCTTTTTTAGCCGGATGACGGTACATTCCATAACTAATTGAAAAATCCTTATGTTTGCCTTTGTTTGGCACAAAACCATATTTTGCATAAAACCTATGCAATCTTGGCACTGAGCCGCCAAAATCACTAGATGGTGTTAGTGCAAGCATATGACCACGGGAATCTGCTTCAGAAATAAGATCATTCATAAATTTTGATCCTATTCCTTCGCCTCTTTTCTTTTTGTCAACAACAACTTTTTCTAGAATAGTTGGGCGATCTTTTTTTTTGCTTTCGGAAATATAAAAATCAATATCAGGATGCTTTTCTTTTAATGTTTCAGTAATTGATTTTTCTTTTATTTCTTTTTCTTCAGACATTATTGCGCTCCCATGAACGGGTTTTGCCCTTGATCTATATCGGCAACTGCTGTGCCGGTGTATTTGTACTGCTCCTGATTCCTGCGCTCAATCTCACTTAGCAGCCGGTTGGTGTCCATGTGATGCAGCATTAGCTGAACAATCGCATCCAGTTCGGTTTTGTTCTGACTAGTAATGGCTCTAGTGTTCTGGTCGTTGACCTTAACCTCAGCCATAGTCTCAGTATTGTGAGCTTTGGCGGTCTGACGCATAAGTTCGCGCTTGTTCTCATTGTCTTGCTTGACTTGCTCAATATCGCCGCGCTGTTGAATAAACGTCTGCATTTGCTGCATTTGCTGTTGCATCTGCTGCATTTGCTGCTGGGCTTGGGCAAGGCGCATTTGAACCTGCGGCGGTATGTCCGATTTCTCGTCAATCTGAGCCAGCGGATTAATCGTTGCAAGGCGGTCTGCAATAGTATCCGCGCCTGGGAAGTCCATATTTCTGAATATCAGATCTCCAACAACGTCAAATAGCTGCTGATTACCCGCAGTCATTTCAACCATTGCATTTACTGCTTCAATACGTTTGGAGTTATAGCCAGGGCCGGTATCCATAACGACATCGTATTCGCCCACGGTCACATCATTGATTACTTCGCCAACCGCATTGCGTTCGTTGACCGTAACCATGTCTGGACGGCCATCATCGCCAATAATACGCAGCACACGCTCGCCGCTGTAAATCACCGGCACAAGGTCAAGAATAATCTTGCCGGTATGTTTAATCGAGCGAGTCAGGTTATCAAAGTAATGGTAATTGTTTAGATCAATCTGCTGTTGCTGACCAAGCAAAGCCTTGCCGGAAATGTTGCCCTGCGGCAGTTGGTTCGGGTCAACAATACCAAGAACCGCTTGCAAATCCTTATTAATGGATTCAGAAGCGGCCATGATGCCAGCCGGAATAGTCTCCGGCGAAACACGGCTAGGAACTGGCGCAACGCGGCCATCAATGTCGGTTTGCTTGTAGCGCAAAACCGGGAAAGCCTTAATGTTGGCTTGCGCCCATTCGTTTTCGTGGCCTTCGTCCTGACCTTCAGCCAAAAGCCATTTGGCTTTGGGAGCCAGCGCAACGGTTTCAGTCAAAGAAGTCTGCCAGAAGTTGTACATCTTCTGAGCATCTTTAGCCATCCGAACCAAGCCAAACTTTTTACGCTTGGATTCAACGGTTAGTTGGTTAGCGTAGACGGGAATAATCGGGATAAATCGGCCAGGCCAAGTGCGTTCTTCCAGCACTTCCATGCCGGTACATTTCATCCACTTAATGCGCTTGCGAAGGGTTTTGCGCTTGTCAACAATAGTGACTTGCGCTTGCTCCATCAGGGCTTCTGCTTCTAGCGTTAGCTCATCTTCATACAGCGTAGTGCCGTCCGACAGTTGCAGCAGCGTGGCTTCTTCGCGCTCGGTATAGAAATATTCTGCAATCCGAATATCTTCCTTCATTACCCATTCTGCTTGAGCGTCACCAGTACCGCGAGCATTGAACGAACCATCGTCAGCGGTTGGATACATCTTACGGAAAGTAGTTTTAGGAATTACTTCCGTAATCATTGCCCGTTCTGCGTCTGAGCCATCCGGCAAGACGGAGTTGGGGTCAAAGTAGACGGTGAACGGGTTGCGAACAGGGCGAATAAAGATTTCTTGGTCAAAGGAATCTTCCCGCACGTAATCAGTAACGACTCGCCAGTAGCCCCAACCCATGCGTACAGCATAGTCAAAGGCTTCATCATAAGCGGTATCAGCGTCAGAATTGACTTCGATATGGCGGCAAATGCCGGTTAGCACTTCTGCAACCTTGGCGTCAGCCTCAGAGTTCATCCCGTGGACTTTGATGCGGGGACGGGCTTGCCGCTGCTGGTTAGTAACCTGGCGGCAGTACGCATCCAGCTTGTTGATGGTCAGGCAAGGGCGGGCTTCAAGACTGCGGCTGTTCTGAATCTCAACAGGCCATTGGTCGCCTGCCGCAAATTTCAGGTCTTCCAAAGCTTCTGCGCGGTTATTAGAGTCAGCGTCAGCAGCCAGCTTTAGGAATTGCTTTGCATCATCTATACGCGAATCGTATTCATCGTCCATCATGTCATCCACGAAGTCTGCGGCAAATATACCGCCTTTTTCTGGGCTTTTCTGGGTTCGTTAACTACCAGACCGATATAACGGAAAGCGTCCGCACCATGAGAATAAATGTCATGTCGCGGATTCTTGCTAAATTGCCCTGTTTCTGGGTCAACATCATACCGATAATGCCGCAAACATTGTAGACCGGCATCAGTATTTTTGCGGTCAAACCAGCATTTAGGGAAGATTGTCCTTGCTGCGTTAATGGAGTCCATTACCGGCACTTTCTCTACAATCTGCACTTTAAAACCTGCCGAACGGACAATTTCCTCTATGCTCCGGCCATTAGCGGCTAAGGTTTTGTTCTGGGCATCATGCGGCAGCCACAGCGTATCGTAGACGTACCCATATTTTTGCATCTCAGCAAGATACCAGCTAATTGTTTGCTGGTTGTTCTCCAAGTAGCGGATTACCCGAATCTCCATGCCAATGAATTGGATGAACCAGATAGCAGTATTGTCAGACCATCCTAAGTCAAACACGGCGTGAACCGGCTTAATTGGGTCATAAGGCACGTTGGTAATCTGGTCGTTTAGCTCTGCCAGTTCGATTTCTTTGGCAAAGATAGCCCCGTCCACGGTTTTGCGGCAGATGCCTTCCCAAACCGTAGCGTATGCGGCTGGGTCACGGGCTTTTAACGCATCCTTTTCTTCCCGTAGCGTTTCTGGGAACCAGGGATTGTCCGACCAATTAACTTTGGCAACCTTGCAGTTGTCCGGCGCATGGACAACGAACCGCTGGTAGGTTTCATCCGTCTCAAGCTCTGGGTTAAAGCTAATCCAGATCTCTGAGCCTTCCTTACGGATAGTTGGAATTAGGACGTTCCAGCTATGGCGGCTGACGGATTGGGCTTCTTCTACCCAACAAATATCCACGCCTTCATAGGATTTGACGTTGGCAACGTTGTTCTTCAGGCCAACGAAATTGAATTCTGAGCCGTTTTTGCCGCGAATTTGGGATTGGGTTATCTCATAGAACGTATCCAAGCCCAGAGCCGTAATCTGGTCGCTCAGAAGCTTATGGACAGAATCTTTGATGGAAGTTTGGTATTCGCGGGCGCAAAGGATGCGAATTGGGGACTTAGCAGCAAGGATAAGCAGGGCGCGAGCAATGCCCCAAGACTTAGCCCCGCCTCGGCCACCATAGAGAACCTTATAGCGGCTTTTATCAAACAGGATTGACAGCTTTTGCGGGAACTCCGCTTTGGCGATATTACTGCTCATCCGGCTTTACAAACGTGACTTGGATACCAGATAGCAACGGTGCGCCATCCGCGCCTGTAATCTCCGTCTTAGTGCTTTCCCTGTACTTCTTAGGGAACCTAGCAGCCATGCTTCTAGACCAGATCGTAGCGTTAATGCGCTCCGTATCTTTGCTTTCAATCATATAGCTTTGGGCGATGGTTTCCCACCAAAGCAGCTCATGCTCTTTGGCAAGCTCCAAGGCTTCTCGAAACTCTGGATGCTCATCACGCCAACGATATATTGTTGCCGTTCCGACATCTAGCATTGCGCCTATTGCTTCAGTACTTTTGCCCAACTTCCCAAGTTCAATAACCTTCTCGCAGTACGCTGTATCGTACAGAGATGGCCTACCAACTGGGCGTTTTACTTGTTCAGTCATTACTGGTTTTGGTTTGCTGCTTGCTGTTGCTCGATAACTTGTTTGTTAATATCCGCGATTACCGGATTGCAGACCTTGCCTGGAAGTTCAAGCAGCGCAACGCCAATAACGTTCAGTTGTTCAGTAGTCAGTTTGATAGTGTAATCGGTCATTTTTTCTTTGCTTTCTGTTTTTCTTTTGCTTCGCGCTGGACGGCATAACCAATAGCTACGGCTTGCTTTGGCGGCTTGCCAGCCTCAATTTCTTTTTTGATATTGGACTGGCGGGTCTTTTCAGACGTTCCTTTTTTCAGCGGCATATGCCCTCCATAAGTTAAGGTTGTTGGTGGCCGGTGCTGATCTCCGGCACAGTGGGGCGGCGCTTTTTCATAGCAGCCGGGCATACCGGCTTAGGACCATTTCCCCTGCTTATCCCTTCCATCCGTTTGCGCATCAGCCTGCGCATTCACCAACACGACTGAGGACTGGAAGCTCTATCACCGAAAGACATAGACCAGAGCATTAGGTCACTTTCGGCTTTTACCAATCCTCATGCGTGTTAGTGCCGGTTACGTTTATCCGGCGCAAGCTTGGCTTGCCGGTTATTAGTACTCGCTGCGTCTGGCTGCGCTTGACTGCTTGTAGCAATCCCACACCAGCATCCGCTTTCCTATTCTATCCAGCAAATGTCAGCTTCCTGAATTAGCTGGTATTGCTCGCCTTCATGCTCAATTAGCGGCCAATCCAAGTAGCTGCCGTTGCCGTAGCGGATTTGGTCACCTGGCTTGGCATCCAATGGCCTGACTTTGCCATATTTGTCTGCTTTGCCCGGCCCAACTGCCACAATAGTTCCGGTATTAAACTTTTCCGAATTCTTGACAATCAGGATTTCAGAAAGTACTTGTGCGCTTGGCTTGACCAGCACTCGGTCATGAAGTGGTCTTAGCATTACTTGCCGTATTCGCCGCGAGTATGGGTGTAGCAAATGCCTTCCGTGCGGCCGGTGTTGTATTGCTTGTCAGCACCAGTTGCGTCCATTTTGCCCATAGCCACGCCGCCTTTGCGGCCTTCCATGCGCTCGCCCGATTTATCCGACGAAATTGCGCCTTTCGGCGGGGTTGCGCCAGTCACGCTTTTTGCGCCTTTCATGCCATCCATCTTGCCCATGATTTTTCCTTTGCAAAGAAAAGTAGAAGTAGTTTAACCCAGCTTAACGGAATGTCAAGCAGGTAATATGATTCTATGATATATCCACAACCCTGCATACATAGCGGCGATTAGCACCCAAAGCCCAACCATGTACTTCCACCCTGATTCCCGCTTCCCTGATTTTTGCAATTGTTTCTGATTCCTGTATTTTCTTTATCCTCGCGGAAACATTGCTCCCGCTGGTTACTTGTACGGCCAAAACTTCGCCTTTCCTAATCGCCAGGATGTCGCACCAGCCCCATAAATCTTGTCGGACTTTGGCAAATGCGTTCCAGCGTTCTACCACGGTCGGCAAATAGCCTTGTTCTTTCAGGGCTGCAAGGCTACGTTGGGTTGGAGTCAATTAGTTCCTCCGTCCAAGCCAAAAGATCTTCTTCCGTTGTTTGATAATGCCGTTCAAACGCTTTTCTTCCCATGCCATGTATCCCGCCATTGCCACGATGGTGGAAAGGGCAAAGACCAATAACGGGAGCATCAGAACGGCGGCCAGCACGACGAATATGATGGCACTCAGGAATAGTTTCGCCATAACCAAGCTTTTTACAAAGAATGCAGCCAAGTTCGACAATTTTTTGATACCTCCTTTTTTGTTCTTTAGTAGCCATTAAATATGCGTCCAACTTCTATTATTTTTTATTCTTTCAATGGTGTTTTTTGATACCCCAAAAAATTCCGCTAATTCTTTATATGGTTTATTTGATTCTCTTATAAAAACAACATCAGGATTTTTTAATTTTGAAGTGCCTGATTTTTCGCCAACTTGCCAAGTTCCATGTAATTTTTTGTCAAGATGATTGTTTTTTCTTGTGTCCCATCGAAGATTTTCTAGCCGGTTATCGGTTCTAATGCCATTGTTGTGACAACATTCATGCCCAACTTCAGGAAGTCCGGCAAAAGATTCCAAAACAAGTCTATGAACATGAAATTGTTTTCGCTTTCCTTTGCAAGTCAAATTGACCGCAAGATAGCCTGGTCGAGTCATAAAACTTTTTACAGCGAAGCCACCATAGATTCGTTCGCCATAATTTGTTCGGCCTGTTCGTTGAATTGACCTGACGTTGCCCAAATCAGATATTTCATAAAACAATTCCCAACCCAAAACTGGTTTCCAATTTTCCATGACGGCATCCTAATGTGATGATTACATCATATCACATAGTGCTTGTTTTTTGCCATAACCGCCTAGCAGAGCAAGCAGCGCAAAGCCATCTGCGCTTTCGCCCGTTTTCGTAAGTTTTCCAGTAACCGTTAGCGGAATATTTGTTCTGCATACAGTTGCTGCACCATCTGCTGCCGCCAGGACTTTCAGCGGCTTGCTCCATGTCATCCATTAATTTTTTCTTTTATTGTCTTTACCGGAATGCCGGTTTCTTCGTGAATCCGCAGAATAATATCTGCGCTGATAGTTGCG